GCTGGACGTACTTTAGATACATCCCACTTAGGAATCTCACCAGCCCACAGGAGAGCCAGAACTTGTCTGAGACCTTTAGCCCAACCTTCCTTACTGTCCTTGATAACAACAGTCGTGTCACTTTCAAAGAGGGAGGGAACCTCTGGCAACTTAGTAATGAACTGACGCTCAACACTGAACCCGACACCAGTACCACAGAGCAGGATGAACATAGCCTCATCGAAGGCTTTAGGATCATCTACGGGTAAGTAGGAACAGTTATACATACACGTATTGTCTCTTTGGGAACTCTTACCAGCAGTCATGAGTGAACGCATACTAGGCATTACTTCAAGGCTAAGGATAGCATCACAGACTTCCTTTTCTATAGTAGGGGTTAGCCAAGGAGATACGATATTAGTCATATACCGACCAACTGTCTCACCCCAAGTCTCACGGCGCCCTTCTTCTTCTAACCAACGTGCATAACGGCTAGTGGCAATAAATGTTTGGTAGTCTGTGGGCAAGTAGTTACTTTTCATTCTTCGTTCCTCTTTGAATCATATCTTCGTCTAGCCAGATCATTCGGTTAATATCGCCTCTGTTGATGCCTATGTCTTTTAAGGCGGCATCAGTCATAGTATTTAGTTGCTTAATGGTTTCTCTGTGTAACCGCCAAGTCTTTAGGTAGTTGTAGTATCGTGTAACCCAATTCATCTGTTGTCACCACTGCCCTTAATAGTTCCACGTGCCTCACGGCTATCTAGTTTGTTAATGTTCTCTAGTATAGTCACACCCAAGTTAGCCTGATAATAGTTAGATAAGGCTGTAGCATAGAACACAACGTCACCTAGTTCCTTTACAATGTCATTAGGTGTGACCTCAGTCTTGTCCCTCATACTCTTCTTAATCTTCTCAGCCACTTCACCCGCCTCTCCCATAAGGCCCAAAGCATTTTCCATCAGACGGTCTTTACCCTCAGTAATGATCTTGTCCTCGACCCAATCACTATATTCCCGAAAGGCTTCCATACTCTTGTGGCTCATAATCATTGTATCATTCTCCCATAAAACCTTGTCTGTTCTTCACTACTGTAATCAAAGAGATACCAAGCACAGTTATCCTTGCCTTGGCCCTTACTTCCCTCAATCCACTTAACTCTCCCTACACTTACCACCGCCTTGCAGTAGGTCATAAAGGTAGCTGACTGCTTAGTGTGCATCCAATCCGCATCAAACAACAACCAAGTAGGACATATACCTAAGAAGTTATCTATCAACGGATGCAGTATTTTCCTGTCCCAAGGTGGGTTAGTAATAGCAAAGAAGTCCTTGCTAAAACTACCTGAGACACTTTCTATAGTTAGCGCGTCCATCTTCTGTACGTAGTCATGCCTTGGCTCTATGTCGTAGGCACCTATACACTCCCCTAGTCCACTGGTTAACTGGCTTATATGAGAGATCAGTCTCCCGTCACCTGCACATGGCTCCAAGTAATCGAAGGAGTATGGCAGGTGAGGGATCAGAGGCTCTACAGCCTGTATTGGGGTAGGATAGTAGTCCCTTGGCACTCGCTCAAAATTAGAACGCTTCCCCATTACCGTACATCTCCTTTAGACGTTGAAGTGATACAAACTCAGGGTCGTACATGCCACCAGAAATGTCCCTCTTAATGACAACTCCCTTCCACCAATCGTTATTAGCTTGACCAGCCCAAGACTCTGCTGCGCCCTTGTAACAACCCGCTACAAGCCCCATGATACCACTAGGGTGCGCCCCATCCCTAAACTTAAGGTCTCGCTTGTGACTATGCCCACACGTACTGCTGTGGTTCCTATTAACCATCAGGGCATTGGCATGATGTAACCCTGACATAGCAGTACCATAATTACCAGAACTAAAGTAGTGAGCATATGATATTCCATCGTAGTCCCTTATTGATGGCGCTGAGTTCTCGTATTCATGGTATTCATCAAACCAGTGATCAGTCTGTAAGTGGCTATATGAGATACCATACTTGTCCCCTTCTAGTCGTGGGTCATGTGCTATGGCACGTTTTATACGGTGTTCATGGTTGCCCTCAAACCCAAACCATTGTGGCACCTTATACTTACGGGTGCTAGGCTTACGTCTCATGCGGTCCATAGCTTCGTTGTAGTGGTTAATATCTGCCTCGTAACTCTGAGCGCACATAGCTTGTGGGTAGCGTGTGTCATAAGTGTTAAGAGACTTCATATCTGCACCATCACCTAAGTCAATGATGTAGTTAGGATTAACCTCATAGATTAGTTCACCTAGCCAATCAAAACGCTCATTTCCCACTGAAGGGTCTACATGAGCGCAAGAGAACACAATAGCTGTTTTACCCGTCATACTTTACCTCCATTCCTACATTGAACTCTATTAATACTAAGTCAACTAACCTTGTTGGTTTAACCATTCGTCGGGTATCCTTTTATCTGCATACAAGAAACCGTGCTTATCACACCAATCCCCATAGGTACTCTTTGCACCCTTGTTTAACTTAGCCCTAGAGTTAGAAAACACAAACCTAATATCTAGGAACGGGTGCTGATTTTTAACCTTAAGGTGCTTCTTACGATCCGCTGCAACAAACCTACCTTTTGACTCAATGATGATACCATTAGGTAACTTGAAGTCTGGGGTGTAGGTCTTCTGCTCTATAAGTTGCCACTGTATCTTTAGCTTCTCATACTCAAAGTCTACACCCCGTCCAATCAAGTCCTTAGAGATGTCTTCCTCCAAGCCAGAGCGGTATCCATTCTTTATTGCGTGTCTCCGTCTCTCACTGTTGGAGGCTCCCATAACTCTTCCTCTCTTCTCCTTAGCCACAGTAGTCTAGCATTTTCCAATACACGGTCATAGTCACCATCATAAGCCTCTAAGCAAGCGTACCACAGTTCTTCTTCTGTCGTACAATCCTTTAACAACTTACCAGCTTTAACAGGTCCAACTCCTTTGATACCTTTAATGTTGTCGGCTGCATCACCAGTTAGTATTTGAGTATAGAAGAACTTAGAGCCGCCCCACTCAGATACTTGTGACCATTCATCCCTGCCAAAGTTATAGTGGTAACAAGGTATCTGTAGCATGTCCTTATCAATAGAGGCCACAACAGTGTCAGGGCCAAACTTAGTAGCAGCTATAGCTATAAGATCATCAGCTTCTTCCCCGTAACTAATCACTGCGTTATACTTAGACACTAGATAATCCCTTGAATGTTGTAGATGCTCAGGCTTCTCTGACTTACTCCTATTCCCCTTGTAGGGGTACGACTTAGCTATGGCAAACCTAAAGTTATCAGCCCCAGTTAAGAACGTATGGAACCTGTCAGGTACAGGGAAAGACATAGTATTGGAAGCTATAAAGTTCATAACCTCGTCTATTTTGTCCTCTGCATCTGCACTGGTCTTACCCTCTGAGGAAAACCCAGCCCTGTACGCAACAATGTCACCATCAACTAAGACATGCTTAGGCTCAAAGGTCGGACCAGACAAGGGTCTCATCCTCTTTTTCTAGGGCCACTGACTTAATGTAAGTCCAACCCCCTGCCACTGTAGCCTCACTGTAGAAGTATGCAAGATTCTCAAGAGTGTCTACATTGTGACGCTCAAGAGTAGTCTTACTTTCGTACCCATCTACCTCTTCCGAAGTTTCAAAAATGATGGTGGCTTTAGTCATTAGAAAACACTCCCGTCTGACGCTTCTGGTACAAATGGTACGTGGTCTACAATTTTAAGTGCATCTAGTGTGACTTTCATATCTCTGTACACATCCAGTTTAATGACTGCCCTACTACCATTACCAATAAGACCATCAGCCTCAAAGTCCCACTCAACCAAGACCCCATCATCATCTTCTTTCCAGACTTTAGGTGGCCCAACCACAACACCTTTTTTACCTGTGGCAGAGTCAACGAAGTTAGGATTAACGTGGCCCCTAGTAGCTTTGTAATGGTCTTCCTTGTATAACTGACCTACCATACCACCAGTAGGGACTCCAGCATCAATCATTTTCTGCTTTGTGTCTTCACCATACATAATCTTAACAGCGTATTGACCGTCCATTTGCTCAATTTTTTTCCTCAGGTCACTGCCCTCTTTCAAGTTGTTTCCCATGTCACGGTCTGACTCTTGCAGCTTAGGCCATTCAATCTGGGCTTCAACGTAAACTTTATTTTGCATGTCGGGTTCCTTTCCTTATGCGGGTACTTATATATAGCAACATTTTTTTGTGTTTATAACAAACCACGTTAAATTTATTTAGTGTATGTCAGCATAACTCTTTCCGAACTGAGCATCAATGCCTAAAGGTACATTTAGTTGCAACTCATCATTCAGTCGTTCAATGCTATCGTCCATACTTATCTTCTCTTGTGTCTCCTTTCCCTCTTTTACTAAGCTAATAATTTCGTCGTGAAACTGTCCTATCGTTAACACACCATCTTTACGACAATGCTTAACCCAAGTATCAAAACAGTAGACACCTGTACCTTGATTAAGTGTACTGAAGCGATCCTTCTCACTTCGTAAGCTGTACCAGAAACCACTGACAGGGTTCTTTAACCACATACCCCCTAGCGACTGTAGCTCTCGTACACGTACACCCCTTGCCACGGCCTCTACAGACCAATTACGATCCCAGAAGGCAGCAAGTAGTTTCTTGGCCTCTGACTTCTTCATGCCTGTAGTACGAGATAGCGTAGCCTCTTTGACACCATACGTGGCACTGTAGTTGACCACCTTGTAGTTCTTACGCAATGCCTTAAGGCTAACCTCACCTGTGTTGTGTTTGTCTATATCCTCTTGGCTGATGACACCAGCATGTTTAGCTAGGTCAAGGTGTGGGTCAAATCCTGGTTGTGACATCTCTGCAACATATCCCGGATCAAGCGGCTGCATGTAGTGACGTTTAGTAGTATCCTCTAGGCTAGTCATATCTGCACCACATAACACGTAACCTTCTGGGGCAATCAGGCATCCTCGTATCTCAGCACCATAGGGTTTTTCCACTGAGGGGAGGTTAACCAAAGGTTTAGCATGTTTAAACCTCATAGTGTTAGTCATACCAGCTACCCCAGCCTGCACGTATCCATCTACCTCACACTCTAGGAACGCCTTGAGTATCCCGATTCTGTGAGTAAGAACAGAAAGACCATCCAGAATAGAAACAGCAGCATCCACACTAGCCAACTTCTTAACTGACGGGCATAGTTCCCCATCTTTCCTGACCTGTTCGATCTGTCGTTCATCACCATTGCTCTCTCTTACAAACTTAAATGTTCTGGGTTGCCATCCTATACTGAACAACCAATCCTTAATCTGAGACACCGAGTTAGGATTACCTCGCTCTACACCTGTCTGTACAACAAAACCCTGTACCGTCTCAGGCTGCTTGTACTGCTTTCTCAGAGCCTCAAAGTTCTCCCCGTGACTGCTTAGGCTACCATCTTTACGATACATCACCTTGGGCCTGTTCTGCACCTTAGTAAGTACATGACGGGGCATAGCATTGGCTAGTTGTTCTACCTTATCCTCTTTCATCCCCTGCCACTCAGCAAGGTGCATACTGGCTTTAGCTACATCTAATTTCCACCGTAGGGCCTCCTGTTCCCTAGCGCAGTCTAACTTGAATGTGATGTAGTCGATAAGTCTCCACGCTTCACTGTTCATATAG